GCAATTCGATACGCTGTTTATTCTCAGTATAGCAACAAGACTGAGTTCTTTGTTATATAATTGCTATTTTTGTAAAATAAAATTTTAAGATGGCTAACTTTCTGCAAAAACTACTTCAAGGGCTAAATTCAAAAAACCAAAATACTGATATTGACTTTAATAAAGCAATCTATAATTATTTAGGCGACCAACTTGTTTGGAACCCAGAAAAAGATGACACCTACATTGACAAAGGTTATAGGTACAACAGCACGATTTATTCAATCGTTAATTTAATAAACAAAGCTGCGAGTACGATACCTTTTCAAGTTTACGAGGTGCAAAAAGAAAGCGATTTAAAGCGTTATAAATCTTTAACTAGTGGCGAACTTAACCAAACAGTTTTAAGTAAAGCAGAACGCCTTAGAAAGGATGCTTTGGTTGAATTAGAGCATACAGAATTGCACGCGCTTTTAGAACGCCCAAACCCAGCCCAATCTTTTAGCGTTTTCTTGCAGGAAGTGATAGCCTTTGGAAAACTTACTGGCAATAGATATATTTACGGAATAAGACCAGAAACAGGAGCAGCAGCAAGCAAATTCAAAGAACTATACATTTTACCTAGCCAAGTTGTTGAGATTAACTCTGGTGGTTTAATGCAACCTGTAAAAGATTATACGCTTGAATACAACGGAAGCCATAGAATACCAGCTGAGGAAATACTACATATAAAAGATTTTAACCCATATTACGATGGAACAGGCTCACACCTTTACGGAATGTCGCCACTAAAAGCTGGACTTCGTTCTATGGATGCTAACAATGAGGCGCTTACAACTGGGGTTAAATACTTGCAAAATCAAACAGCGCGGGGGGTACTAATGTCTGAAGAAGGCGACCTAAACGAAACCCAAGCCAGAGCGCTAAAGCAAAAGTTCAAACAGCAATATCAAGGAAGCAGCAACGCGGGCGATGTAATTATTACGCCTAAGAAATTAAGCTGGGTAAATTTTGGGCTAAATGCAAGCGACCTTTCGCTGCTTGAGCAGTACGACAGTACAATAAAAGACCTTTGTAACATTTACAACGTTCCTGTTCAACTTTTAAACAATACAAGCGCCTCGACTTATAACAATCAAAAGGAAGCTAAAAAGGCGCTGTATCAAAATGCTGTAATTCCAGAACTGATAAAAATTAGAGATGAATTTAATAGATGGCTTACGCCGCTTTATGGCGACAAGTTATACATTGATTTTGATTTCACTGTTATTCCCGAACTCCAAGAGGAAACGGAAAAAGTAGTACAACAAATGAGTCAAGCTTGGTGGTTAACGCCAAACGAAAAGAGAGCCGCAACTGGTTACGGAATAGATGAGGAAAACACAGACCTAGATAAGTACTACATTCCAGCGAACTTAATTCCAATAGCTGGCGAGGAACTTCTGCCTATTGAAGAAAGCAAAGAAGTTGATATTGACTACCTAGAACTCATGAAAGCAGAGGTTGTAGGCTCTAAGGATATGTACACTACAATACAAGAGGCAAAAGACAGAGCAGCACAATTAGGCGGAACTGGTTATCATTCACATATTTTTAGAGGCGGAACAGTTTATATGCCTTTTGAAAACCACGAAGCCTATGAAGCTGCAATAACTGGGAGGCTAGATGAATATTACACCGAGCAGGATGCGAATAGAGAAATGTACGAAGAAGATAGCCACCACGATATTGACAGCGACAAAGATGGCTCTGAATACACTGTAAAAGAAACTTACAACGACTATCCACAATCAGCAACAAACAACGCGCGTAGAATGCTAGAATGGAGAGAAAAATATGGTCGCGATGAAGTTAGGGGGGGTACTGAAGTTGGCTGGCAGCGTGCAAACCAATTAGCCAAGAGAGAAAAGCTATCTGTTGATACAATAGCTAGGATGGCTCAATTTAACCGCCACAGAGAAAACGCAACTGTTGACCCTAAGTTTAAAGATACGCCTTGGAAAGACCGCGGATATGTAGCTTGGAATTTATGGGGAGGAACAACTGGCGTTGATTGGGCAATAAGAAAAATAAAGAAACTAAGAGGCGAATAGAATGCCATTACCAAAACCAAAACCGCTAGAGAGTCGTGCTGACTTTGTTAGTAGGTGTGTTATAAATCCAGAGATTCGAAACGAGTTTCCGAATGAAGAACAGCGCCTTGCTGTTTGCTATGATTTATATGGAGACAAAACTATAAAAGCTGAAGATAGTTTTGAAGAAAAGTACCAAAGTGGTTTTGAAAGTAGATTAGATAGCGCTGAGGAAAAAGAATACAGACCCTTTTTTACTTTCCTTAGAAGGGAATACTACAAAGGCGTAGATGCTTATTTGGCTACTGGAAAAGTCGCTGGTTGGGAATCTTATTTTAACAGGCAGGAAGTTGCGGCGCTTTACGCAATACTTTACAGAAACATAGGCTCGGTTTTTTCTAAATATTACTATCAAACCTTTACGCCTATTTACAAGCCACAAATAGACCCAACGCAATACAGAAACATTTGGCGAGATAGTTTTGAAAATGCAGGCAAAAAGATAGCTGAGTTTCGAGGTGCTTCAGTAAGTGAAACCCAACAAAAAGAACTGACTAGAATAATACAACGCTTTCACAGGTCGCCAGAGTTTCAAAACCTAAACGAACGCGAAGCGGGTAGAATACTTAGAAGCCAAGTTAAAGGCGTTTCTGAGTGGCGCGCAAAAACAATAGTTAGAACCGAAGCAACAAACGCTGCAAACTTTGCTAGTATGCAAACCGCAAAGGATATGTACGGCGCGGAAAACCTAACTAAAAAATGGTTGACTAGTTTTGTGAATAGTAGGGATGCACATATAAGCGCGAATAATCAGATTAGAAAGTTTAATGATATGTTTGAGGTGGGGGGCGAGTATTTAATGCACCCAGCATCTGGCAGTAAACCAGAGAATAATATCAACTGCAAGTGTACAACCTTAATTAGACCTGTTTAAAAAAATATATATCTTTGTACTATGGAAATTTTATACAAATCAACTCATTTAGGTGAACTAAAAGATGCAGACGAAAAAAGTGGAATTGTTAAAGGCTACGGTTCTGTGTTTGGTAATATTGATTCTGATGGCGATATTATAAACAAGGGGGCGTACACAAAGACAATAACAGAAAACGGAAATCGTGTAAAGTATTTATACCAGCACGACATGGATAAGCCTTTAGGTAAAATGCTTAATCTTTTTGAAGATGAAAAAGGTTTAGTATTTGAGGCGCAAATTCCAAAAACAAGATTAGGGTTGGATGTAATGGAACTAATGAAAAGCGGAGTTATTACAGAGAACTCTGTTGGTATATTACCAATCCAAAAAGAAATGGTTGATGGTTATAGACACATTAACGAAGTCAAGCTTTACGAAATTAGCGCTGTAACATTAGCAGCTAATGACCAAGCTATGATTATGGATGTTAAAGGCAATTACAACAAAGAGAAAATAATGAAGCGTTATGATAATATTGCTAAGCTTATACGCAAAGGCGATATTTCAGATGACTTAGGTTACGCGCTTGAAGCCGAGATATTAAAGCTTAAATCTTTATTCGAGAAAATAAGCACTCAGCCGACTGAGATTGAAGTCACTGAGCCGCAGGTTGTAAATAAAGAGGAAAGCCCTAATATATATCAATATTTAATTAATTCCTTAAATAACTAAAAATGGAAGATAACATCAAAAAACAGCTTGATGAAATTGGTTCTTTAGTAGATTCTAAAATCGAAAAAGCAGCTGGTCAAGCTATGGATAACGCTAAAGGAGAGTTTGAAACTTCTCTTAAAAGCGAAATTGAAAACTTAACAAACAAGTTTGTTGAGATTAACGACCGCATTGACCAATCTGAGGTTAATATGAAGAAATCTTTTGAAGGCGCTAAAAAAGCTACTTTCAAAGGAGAACTTACAACTGCTATCAACGATGGCGTATTGAAAGGGTTAACTGAAGGTAACTACAACTCTGCTAAATTTGAAGTAAAAGCGGCGGGGGATATGCTTATCTCTGGAAACACAACAGGAGATGTTGCTGAAATCGACAGAATCGCTGGAATCAAAGCTGAGGCGCTTAGAGCAGACCACATTCGTGGGCTAATCCCTCAAGGTTCTACACAAGCGCAAACTATTAGCTATGTAAAAGAAGCTAATGCTGAAGATGGCGCTGCTACTGTTGCGGAAGGTGCTACACTTGCCCAGTCAGATATTGACTTGGTAGAAAGCACTGTGAAGTTAGAGAAAATTGGAACATTTATGAGAATCACTGAAGAGATGCTCGCTGATATTCCAGCTTTAACTTCTTTCCTTTCTGCTCGTATTCCTCAGCGTATTTTAGCTGTTGAAGATAACCAAATCCTTAACGGAGATGGAACTTCGCCTAACTTAGATGGTTTATTTACTGATGGTACTGCTTTCGCAGCTGGAGGTTTTGCACTTGCTGTAGAATCTGCAAATGAGTATGATGTTTTGATTGCTGGTCTTAATCAACTACAATTAAACAACTACAAAGCGAACGTTATCTTGTTGAACCCAACAGATTTACACAAAATCGTATTGTTGAAATCAACTGCTAACGAGTACTTGAAAAACCAAATCTATCAAGGTTTACAGCCATCTGTTGCTGGTGTGCCAATCGTTACAAACACAGCCGTAACTTCTGGTAAATTCTTGATGATGGATAGCAACGCTGCAACCCAGCTTTGGATTCGCCAAAACTTGGCGGTTGAGTTCTCTAAGGATGACTCTACCAACTTCAGAGATGGATTCGTAACTGTAAGAGCCACTGAGAGAGTCGCTACTACTAATTACGAGCCTAAGGCGATTGTACAGGGTACATTTAGCACTGCTAAAGCTGCTCTTGAGACTGCTTAATCAGTTTCTTAGTTTGATAATCAAGGGGGGTATTACTACTCCCCTTTTTTATGCTTAATTAAAAAAAAGTAAAAAAAAGTTTGGTAGTTAAAAAAAACTTTATATCTTTGGGGTATTAATAACAACAAAACAATTTAAAATGAACGCAACAATTTCAAAAAACCCTTACACAAATAACTACGAAGTAAAGAAATGGGATTCAAACCATAACATAATTGATACATTTATAACTAAGAAAAAACATTTGGCTTCGAAAATTTTTACTGACTGGTATTTTGATAGAGATTAACTTTAAAAAAACAGGGGAGTTGCCTCCCCTTTTTAAGCAAACAAAAAAATGGAAGCAAACAACTATGAAAACTATGAGCGCGAGTACTGGGGGATGTACAGTACCGAAGAACTGAAAAGAATTGGAGATAATGGTAAACTTCTGCAAGACTTCACAGAGAAAGCCAAAAGGCAATTACAATTAAGAACTGAAAAAAAATAGTTATGGGAAAACTTAGAGCAACATATACAGGGGGGCAGTCTGACTATGAAATTGCAGTAGATTATACTTACTACTGGGAAGATGGCGACTGGGAAACGCCAGCGAGTTCTGACTTAGATGTTACGGCATTTTATGTTAATGGCGAAGAAATATCAATCAACTTTTATTACGAGTTTGTTCACGAACATTTAGAAGATTCAATATTTGAACACGCTTTCTTTAATAAATAAAAACTTAAATATGAAAAGAATACAAGACACACCACAATACAAAATAGTAAAAGCTGTAAGCAGCGCAGAGGCTAGTAGGAACACTAGAAGGGTAATTTGGCAAGCTGCAA